GGGCATGAGCGGCCCCGACGTTAGCGTTAATTCCCTATCTGGCGCTGTCGCCCGTGTGCTCGTGCGGGTTTACGCCAGGCTCCCTGTTGTGGTCAGGAACTCCACACGTGGTAGAAACTTGTTGATACACCACGTAGACCCTAGTCGCAAGTCTTGGGCCAGAGGCCCGTTTAGGAAAATTTACAACTCTACTATGTCAGACAGCTTCGCAGCTCTCGTGTTCTGCCTTGGTGGTTTGTTGTGTGTTTGGGTGGCGTGGCGGCTGCTCATCCTATTTAGCTGGCTTATAGTCGCCTTCTTGTGCCTTTTGCATGATCGACTATGGGCGTTCCTAGCCTGGCCCTTTGCACTCGGGGCGCCGGTTCCTATGGTACCGGATTGGGTTAGAACCGATGGGTCTAGACAGCCCCTCGGTGAGAGTGCAGGTGTGGCAGAGACGCGAAGGGTCCCTGTCACGGCACACTTGTGTGCCAGACCCCGTCGGCGTGCCATCTGGGTGCGCAAGATGGAGGCGGTCCTGGGCCCCGTGCCAGTCACGGTCGGCGAGGTCGTCAGAGGGCGGTGGCTTCCAGACCTCCCTTCTGTCGAGTTCTCCGCGGGACTCAATCTGGTCTTGTCGCAGATGGACGACGGAGTAAGGATCCGTGGAGGCGGATCAGTCCAAGGGAAGCCGAAGGATGGCGATTTGGAGCGCTTTGAGAAGGTGCCCTACTTCGTCTGCGAACTCCGCGATGGTTCGTTGGAAACTGTGTTTCCTGACCTTTTGGCTGCCCTCTCTTCCTACGCGTTTTTGCGGAAACGTGACGCAACGCTTTTGCTTGCTCTGCGCTCTAGGGCTGTGGAGTGGTGTAAGCGTTCTGGGCTTGACGGGCCCAGCGGCCTGGTTGCGGTGTCGTTTACAACCAGGTGGGCGTGGTCTATCAGCGCTGCCGAGTTCAGAGCTCGGGCTGGTATGGAAGAGGAGCCTCTTGCGCCTTGGTGGGGTTAGGTACGACCGCTTGCTCTTTATGGTCAATGTGTTGGCAACATTGATTACATCCTTGCTGAGGATGCTTCCCTGGAAGTTAAGGGTGAGTGTGTCTGTGAAACCGAGGCGCGTCGGCAGATGTGGGTGGCGTGGAGGACGGGTTTGCCGGGGACTTGGTGCCCGTCCGTCCACGCTAACTGCGTACACAATGAGATCGCTGCGTTGGCCTGGCGATCTCTGGCCCCTCTCCCTCGCGGGCCTGACCCTGTACTGTCTTCTGATGTTCTGGGCGTTTATCGTCTCCTAAGGAACATTGGTCGCAGGTACAGGGGCTCGCGATGGGGCCTCCTGGAGACGGCGCTTTCTTATAAGGGAGGTCTAAGGCGCCGTTACGTCGAAGCGGAGAAGTCACTATTGGACAGCAGTCGTCTCGTGAGAGGTGATTGGCTGCTCAAGGCTTTTCTGAAGGCTGAGAAGATCTCACCACCGAAGGATGCGAAACCAAGGATGATTTTCCCAAGATCACCGAGGTTCAATCTTTTGTTGGCTTCTTGGCTTAAGCCATTTGAACATTGGCTATGGGGTTATCTCACAGCCAAGAGGCTCTTCGGCGGTTCGAATTCCAGGGTTGTGGGTAAAGGCCTCAGTCCGAAACGACGCGCTAATCTGATTTTGAAAAAATTCAGAGCGTTTCGTGACTGCGTCGTGTTTGAGGTTGACGGCAAGGCCTTCGAGGCT